GCGTTCATGTCACCATCTTGCGTTAGTGATCTACCAACAATACTACCTGTTTGGAAATACATGTTAAGTGCTTCTGCTGGATTATAATTTGTACCATTACCTAAATCAACCTCAGCTAAACCATCCATGTCTAAATAAACACCATCAGGTACTATTCTAGACATAACTTGTTGTAGCTTTAAATGTGTTAATTGAATCATATCAGCAAAACCTATACATTTACTCACTAATGATTCTATTCTACCTTTATATATTCTAGGTGCACATATAGCATAGTTCATTTTAACTTTTGTAGTATCTGCAGTAGGTCTTGACATGTTCTCTGCAAGTTCCCATTTTAATATAGTATCAGTACCTAAAACTTTAGCACCGCTATATAAAACCTCTATAGATCTTGACACTCTTTCAAAGTTATCATTTTCTGGTGGATTAAATGTATCTGGCTTTTCTAAAGCTTTCATTAACCCTTGTTCTGTTTGTTTAATTTTAAATACTTGATTATGGTATGTTTTATAATCAAAATATAGAACTTGAACAGTGTTCTCATCATAATCACCCCAACCAGTAACGTAAGATCTGTTACCTGGCATTGCTTGTATTCTTTTTAATTCTTCTTCGCTAATATCTGGAAACTCTTTTTTAAGCTCAGGTATTGTTATAGCTTTTAATTCACCAACATAATATATGTCTTCAAAATTAGGATCTTCAGAATATGAATAAACCATATAAGCTGGATCAACGTAATCAACTGTAATTCCTTCAGCTGTATTAAAATTAGTTTTAGCAGCACCAATACCACAAACCGTTAAGTCCATGTTTATTCTACGTTTAACTAAATCATATTTGTTTTGTGCTAACACAGTAGATATAGCTTCTTCTTCTGCTATTTCAATTGACTGCTTATAACTAAGTTGCATATGCAGCTCTAGTTCTTCTGCTGTTTCTGGTATTACATCTTTGTTTGGGCTTTGATATAAATCAATACCTAATGTTGAGTTTAAAGAATCTAAATATTCTTTAGCAACCATATCTTCTTGTAATCTTGAAGCGTATTCTGTTCTTTTCTTTATAGACTCAGGATCTTGAGCGTAAGCTTTTATGTCATAGCTTTTGTTTGATATACCGTTAACAACAATATCAACAAACTTAGATAATATAGGAACTGGCTTCCAGTCTAAATTAAGATAAGACAAATCACCATTAATAGATAACTCATCTTTGTATTTTTGTATACTTTGTTCACCACGAGCGTACAGTCTTAATTGGTGAAATTGATTCCAATTAGTTAAATATCTGTTACCAGAAGTTCTGCCTTGACCAAACCACTCATATTCTATCGCCATAGCAACTTGACTTCCGTATTCCAAACTTGCTTTTTCAGCATCACTTACTACTTGACTAGGGAAAGCACTGTTTGTGTTAGTATATATATTCATTTAACTTATAATTTTTGATGTAGTTCCTTGATTATTGTATTTTTTAATACCTAAATCTATTGCTTTTAATTCAATTTTATTAACTGGTGAGTATCTATGTTTATTGCAAGCCATTAAAGCTAGTCCTGAACTAATAGAAGCATCATGCGATGTTCTGTTGTTTATATTAAATTGAGCCCAGTCTTCTAATGTTCTTTGAAAGTAAGTATCACCATAACCTGTTTCTCTTTTACCAACAAAGTTTTCTATGTATGTTTCTATTGCAGACGCGTGAGCTTGTTTTATGTCTTCGCTAGAATTAGGTATACCACCTATTTCTCTTTCTGTTATAGATAATTTATTTCTTTTTTTATCTGGCCTGTTCATTGCAAAACCTCTATAACCTCTACGTTTGAAATAATATAATAATCTAGGTTTATTGTTTTCTGCTAGTATTGGCATACCATAAAATACGCAAGCCATAAGTACATCTTCAAAAAATATTTCAGCTGTTTGTGGACGAGCGATATATTCTAAGAAAAAATGATTTGGCGGTACTTCTTCCATGCTAAACTTAGTTAAGCCATGTAAAGAACCGTTAGAACCTCTTTTGTCTACCGTACCTGATATATCATATGGATCACATCCAAAAGCACCACAGTGCTCATTGCCAGGATAATTAATTCCGTGTCTTGTAAATCTTTTGTTTTGTAAATGTATTGGTGGTACCCAAGTAATTAAAAATCTACCATTTTTGTTTGGCATAAAAATTACTTTACTATCCTTTTGTCCGTTTTCCCATTGAAAACTACCTTTAGTTACTTGCTTAAAGTTTTGTACGTCTTCGTTAAAATCTATTTGCTGATAAATTTTAGTTAGATTAAATAAAGATTGTTTTGATTCATCTCTAAAAGCGTGTTTAGTTGTGCGAGGAAATTGTCTATAGAATTCGTTTAAACCGTCTTGATCATCTTTAAGACCTTCTACTTCATTATTCCAGTATTCAATAACCCCGATTTTGATTGGCGTTCCATGAGGTCCATACACTTTTTTTGATGGTGTTTCGAAGACAGGATAGCCATAAGAATCAATGTATCCCTCGTAATTCCACTCCATAGGAATGAACAAAGAATATAATCCTGAACGAGTTTGTCCATTGGCATTTCTTTTTGTAACGTCTGAGTCATCGTATAATTTTTTAAAGTTTCTACCACCTTTATCTAAAGCGTTTGATGTTGATCCCATCATACACTTACCAATAATTCTAGAACCTAGTCTTAATGTTGTTTTAGTAACACGCCAATTATTTTGTATATCATTAGGTCTTTCCCATTTACCACTTTCATCATGTACTAATAATCTTAGTTTTTCACCATCATAAGCATTGTCACCTGTATTTTTCCAATCAATAGTTGTATCAAGTCCTGTTATATCTTCTTGTTTATCTGTAGAAACTATAGACCTTCTTGTAAACTTAGAAGCTGGCACGCGATACGCTAGCTCTGTTTTCGGTCGATCCATACCATCTTGTATTGGTTTGAAAAAGAAAGGATAATTAACCGATATTGGTACTACCTTATCTGTAAACATTTTTTTAGCATCAGCACCTGACTTTGATAATATACCAAAACGCGCATCGGTTGATATTGTAGCCATGTTAACAGTTTCGCCAGACGCCATAAATGAAAATCCAGATCGTCTGTTTTTTAGATAACACATGCCGTAACTTCTGTTATCTGCTCTGCAGGCTTCCCAAAATATAAAAAATAATCTGTTTGATTCTCTAAAGTCTGGTTGGCCAACATCAATTTTTGACCATTGTAAATACATGTAATGAGTACCAGTTATAAATATAGGTTTATCTTTGTTTATATACCAAAAACCTTCTTCACGCCTTTTAAACTCAATGTCAATATAGTCATACCACTGTTCTTTAAAATCTTCAGGGTATTCTCTCCAATCAAATACTGTTTTTATCTTACTTAATACTTTAGGATAATCAAACCTAGTCCATTTGTTTTCTTCAAACTTATAAACATTATTTTGTTTAGGTAAAGCTATTTTAAGATTTTGTATCTCATAAACTTCTCCAATTTGTCCAGTCTTAGATATAACAATCATATCGTGATCATCATTATATCCATACTCCCATTTATTATACCTATTCATTCGTTTAAGAATTTTAGGTTTAATATAATCAGGTAATACTTTATATAAAGTTTGTTCGTACATTATTTAGATCTTCCTTCAGCGAAACCACGAAATGTAATTTCTTTTTTAACTTCTTTAGGTTTTTCTTCTAACATATCTTGTTCTTCATTAATACGATTAAGTATTTCAAAGGCATCAAATATAGCTAGCTTTTTTGTAGCTGCTGCGTTTTTAAGTCTGTCAGCTGATATATCATCGTCTGAATCTACTATAGGTTCTTTTGCAACCTTAATTAATTCCTCAACTGCTACTTGCCCAGCTTGGATTATATTCAACTTCGTTTCCTTCGTTTTCATACTTTATAACAATATCATTTGATTTCATACAATATAGTCTTTCCTTTTCAATTAAAAATTCCCATTCACCGTTAGGTGTATAACCTACTAGGTCTCCAGGATTGATTTTAAGCTTGTTTAAGGAGCTATTGCCATATTTTAATATACCAATAAGACTTGCTTCTTTATCTAACGTTAGATCGTCTTTGCTTTTTATAGGTTTTATAAAACACCTATCACCAAAACTATTCCAACCGTCAGAATTTTTATATAAATATATTTGATCTATAGAACAGAAATAAAGATTATCTTTAAAAAAAGATCTACTTTTTTTCTTTTTACCTTTCATATCGTAAAAAGTTCTAAATACGTTTTGATGTATAACAACAATGTCTCCAATTTTAATATCAAAATTAAAAGCTAAAGGTGTTTTAATAACTTTAGCTAATCTATTTACAAATTTAAAACTTTCAATTTTAGTATTTAAAACAAGACTTTTACCATCTATTTTTACTGTATTACTGTATTTATCCCCTAAAGGTTCTACAATAAAATCATACAAACTTTTCATTAATACTCTAAATCATATTCAACTGATATTGCCATGTTAGAATTAAATTTTTTCCATGGCAATATTTCGTTGTTTTTTTTGATGTGTATATTATAAGAATTGTCAGCATCTTCAAACAGTATATGAGAAATTTCATGACCACCATAAACTTGTTGACCAACAGCATAATGCATTGCGTCATTTTTATAGTCTGATCCAATGCTAATTTTTCTAATATTATTTTGCATCTTCTTCTACTATGTCTTCGTAACTTCCATCTTGTAGATTGATGTTAATTTGACCGTACTCTTCTTCTAATTCTTTTTTAGTAGAATCAATTTCTTTACTTAAAGCTTCGATTTCTTTTGATACATTACTTTTTTGCACCTCAAGAACACCTACTGTTCTAAGCATTTCATTTAATTTACCTTGTTGTTCTTGCAATAATTTTAACTGTTCTTCAGTGATCATTGCTTTTACTGTTTCTTCTGATTTTTTCATTTAATTTAATTTAATTGTTAATTTACTCTTATTTATATAGTTACTTGTTTTTTTACTATTTACCTGCTACAATATCAGTAGCTGTTGTGTTAGTAGTTAGCACGTAATCTACAGATACAGGTAGTATACTTCCTGCTTGCACTCCTTTAAATAAAACTGCATCTCCAGCCACAGGTGCTAAATCTTTTACTTTTAAAACTGCTCTTGTACCTCCGCTAGCTCCAGCTTGTGTTACTGTTATAATATCTCCTGGAGAATAATTTGATCCAGCAGCATTTGGTGTTATAGTTGTAATTGCTCCATTAAGCGCGCCTGTTATAGTAAACTTAGCTGCGTTATTACTACCAGCAGAAATAATTGTAATTACATCACCTGTAGAATAACCTGAACCACTTCTTGTTATAGTAAGAGTTGCAGCAGGACCTGTTCCACCTCCGCCGCTAATTGTAGCGATTGTACCTATTATACCTGTTCCTCCAGCTGGGGCAACAGTACTTGTAAATGCGTTACCCGCGGTATAACCAGTTCCACCTTGACCAACTACAAGAGTAGAGGTTGGTACAGTTACTGTTATATCTACTGTTAAACCACTAGGTTGCTTAGCTGGTGACTTAGGTACTGAACTAGTTACTGTTGTTGGTAATCCGTTAGCCGTAAAATAACCAGAACCATTTGATAAAGCATCGTATGAAGGGTTTGAACCATAAGGATCCAAAGCATCTAAAGCTATTACAGTTCCTTGAACTCCTACAACACCTGAAAGTATACAGTTAATATCTCCAGTTACACCTACGTATAATACAGAACTATTAAGGTTTGTACCTAGTGTTCCAGTTTGGTTTTCAAATAACCAAGCTGATCTTGCGTCTATAGTATTATTAGGTGTTACAGCTAATGCTTTTCCTATAGTACTACCATTAATTGGAAATAATCCCATAATTTATTTTTTTATTTATTACTTATTGATTTAAACTTTTCTGCGCCTCGTGAACCAAAATAAGCTACGTAGACTGTTGTTGTTAGAGTTTTTAGTAAACTTATCCACTCTTGTTCTACTGTAAATGATAATGCTTCGTGGCTATCAACCCATATGAAAGCAATTGTCATTACAGATAAAAATATTAAAGACATTGGTCTTGTGTTTTTACTAAGCCATGAGTCTGACTTCATGTCACTCTCCCAACGTTTACTTACCTCTTGCATTTCAATCATATCTTGTTCTAATAATTTTAATGCTTTTTCTTTGTCCTCTGCAGGTAGCACAGGATCTTTATGTATTAAATTTTTTACTAAACCTAAAACTCCAGCATCGGGTAATACATCCCCTGCTAAATCTAAAATACCTGGAGCAGCTTTGCTTAAAAATGCACCGACTTTAGTTTGGTTAAATTTTTTTTTACTCATTATGATCTTTTATATGCTTCAGCTTCCCATGGTAGGTTTCTAGCACCTTCTGCCATACTAGCTCTTGAATATGTTTTACCTTTCCAATAAACGTTTTCGTTGTCGTAGTCTAAGTCACCACGTTCCATTTGCTCAATATGAATTTTTTCATGAGCGACAACATCATCTACTTCACTTGGATCAAGGTCTTTGTTTATAATTATAGAACCATTGTTATTAGCTTTACCCATAACACCTTCTTCCATATCTACATGATAAATAGGAGTGCTGTCTACTACGTAGGGTGGATTGTTTAATTTAAAAGCCATATTAGTTTTTGTAAGGAAATATTTTATTTAATGCTCCTTTTCTAGCAGCACAACCACAGGGGATATTTAACCCCCTGCTCATTGTGTCTACTACTTTTTTAATACCAGTAGCTTTAGTAAACTTTTCTATATCGTCTCCTAAACCTGTTGATTTCATAAATATTAGCTAAAATCTACAGCAGTGTAAATTACACCTACTTGTGCAGTTGTAACTACAGTTCTACCCTGTGCTCCACTTATACTTGGTTGTTGCGGTACTTGCGCAGTTGCAACAGGTGAACCTAGTGTTGATACAACTCCTCCTGGGTTTGCAGTTAAAGCATCGTTAAAAGCAGCTAAAACATCTCCAGCTACTAAAGCAGCAGTGTGAGTTATTTCTACAACATCATAAGCCGCAGCAGCGTCTAATAAAATTCTTGTTTTTGTGGTTGGATTTGCTCCAGGTCCAGCTACATCTCCAGGTACTACAGATACCACTTGGTCGATTGCTATTAATTGTTCTGGTGTATTAGCCACTCCAGTTAGTGGGATCTTTAAAAATTTTGCCATTTTTGTTAGTGTTAGTGTTAGTGTTAGTGTTAGTGTTTGGCTGAGGTTTGTACAGTCCTCTCTGTTTTATTTTTTGTCTTTATACATTTTAGTAGGGGCAGATCCATGATCAAAAGCTTCTCCACCTTTAGGTGTAAAATGTCTTTTAGCAGGTGACCCATTTTCATGTATAGCTGAAACTAAACCTGGATTTAATCCTTTCTCTTGTGCTTCAGAATGTTTACTTAAAGGTGATCCACCCATTTTTGATTGTGAGTGTTTTGACATCCATGATCCACCGCTAGCTCTTTTGTCTATTGGCATATCGTTCATTAAGTCTTTTTTTTCTTGTTTTGCGTAACCTTTGTTTTGGTTAGGTAATGCTGATTCGTAAGGCATAGTTTTATTTTTTAAATTTTTTATTATCGTATTTTAAGTCTCCAGCTAATCTTGAAATGTGTTTTTCATCAGCTGTCATTTTTTCATCGCTATGACCATGTTTGTTATCATAATCAACATCTTCTTTAAGATATTTCATATGTGCTTCATCGTCTTTTTTTGTAGCATCGTAATTTGAGCTAGTAACTTTTGAGTGTCTTGCGTTTCCGGTATATTGTCCGTAATGTCCTTTTTCCATTTTATTATCCTAATTTTGTTGTTGTTGGTATAACAGTATTTAATCTAGTTTTAGGTGTTCTTAAAACTTTTTCAATGCGTTCTTCTTGTGATAAATTTCTAAAATCTTCGTTCTTTTTTAATTGATTTGCAAATTCATTGTCTTGTTTTTGCATGAAATCATCATAAACTTTTTTATCTGCTTGTGTTTGTTTTGTTTTTTTCTTTTTTCCAGCATTAATAGCAGCTACTGTTGTAGATTTTACTGAACTAAAATAATCTTTCATTACACCTGTTAAATCTTGAGCTTTATTTTCACTACCATCAACATAACCGTTAAGTGGTGAGTTCATGTTTAAACCACTAGGTGTATTTTCTTTTACAAGTTTTTTTTTTAATGCAGAAGCGTCTGGCATTTCATTTCTATCTACGTTACTTTCTTCGTCTCCTTCATTAGCATGTGAAGCGTTTTTCTTTTCTCCAGATGCTTTAAGAGCCATTACTTTTTCGTTTTCGTAATCATAACCTCCTTGGCCTTGACCACCTTTTTCAGATAATTTTTTTGCTTTTTTTAAGTCTCTATCTCCATGAGATTTTACTGGACTTTTAGCCATAAAGGCTGATTGAAATGGTGAACTCATAATTTTATTATTTACATTTTGAAGCAATTCTTTCGCTAAGTCTAGAAAGCTCATCTTGTTTAGCGTCTGAATTGACAACCTTACCAGTTTTTTTGCTTTCCGCTATCATAGCATCTACTTCTTTTTTTAATTTATCTCTTTTAACTTTCATTGCAGCGCACTGCGAATTGTCCATGTGAAATGGACTATTTATTTTAAAACTCATAATTATTTATTTTTACAACCAAAATTATTAGCGTAGTTAGCCATTTTAACTACCTCTTCGCTATAGTTATCTTTTTTAGACATTACAGATGATGCTGCAGAACAAGCGTCTTTAAAACCGTTCTTTTTAGCCCATGCTGTAAATTTACCTTTGTTCTCTGGTTTTATTTCAGGAAATCCTGTTTTATAAAAAGGAGATTTCATTATACTTTAGCTCTCATTGTTATAGGTCCAGATTTATAAGGTGTTTTAGCTTTTAATACTTCCATGCCAGTTATACCTGAACTTGAACCTACACCGTGAGCTCTACCTTCTTGGTTTAATGGTCCGTCCCAAACGTGAGACTCACCTACTATACCTACTTTAGTTCCAGGTTTTAATTTTTCCATTGAAGGATCATACTTTCCGTGATGCATAATTTTTGTTTTTAGTTTGGTTACATATTGTAACCTTCTTTTTTATTATCTATTTGTCTAGCTGTTTTTTCAGCTTTTCTAGTTTTTCTATCTGCTTTTTTGCTAGACATAGGTTTATCTAATTGTCTCATTGTTTTAAGAAACTTATTTTCTTTTCTTTCTATATCACCAGGTAGTAAATCTCTAGCTGGAGCACTAGCAGCTCTGTTTCTAGCTAAAGCACTACCATATATACCTTGCATAGCTTGTGAAGCTGAAGGGTTAAAATTGTTACCCATCATGCCTTCTTGAGCTTCTGTAGGATCAATCATAGCATTGTTAGCATCTGCTAAAGATACATTGCTTCCACCACCAATACCACTGCTGCCAACTGGAGCAACATTGTTAGAGCTAGGATTTGTAGCACCTAAGCTTTCTAATTGACTAGCAATACCAGCTAAACCTTTGCTTATATCTTCATTAGAATTATTAAAGCTAGTTAAACTGTTTTTTGGTACGTTAAATGGATTTATCATCTTTGTTTATCTTTATTTACATTATATATAGCTTTTGTCATTACTTTATCAGTATAACTTTTACCATTAATTAGTTTGTTTCTTCTAGAGCTTGTAGGTAAATCATCTTCACCTAACATTATTCTATACACTCTTTGTATTAGTTGTTTACATTTAAAAGATACTTCGTATAAATGATGCAATTGTGTTGTTCTATTTCTTTTACGCCACACAACAATCCAACCTTCTTTTAACAACCTATTCCATCTTCTGTTATCCCAGCTATAAGAATATACGCCAGCTATAAAATCTTTTTTATTAAAAAATCCAATACAGTCTAAATATATTAAGAGTTCTAAGTCAGCATCTTTTAATTCATTATTTTTACATGCCCACTTTCTAATTATTCTATAATGTTTCATTAAGTTTATATCCTTAATGTCACGTGCACTTAATCTCATAAAACAACTACAACGTCTTGAGCTTTTATAACGTGAAAAGTCTGCTTGTTAATTTCTATTTTATGACCAGCGTGTCTATCAAAAAATATTTTATCTTCTTTATTTATACCTATTATATCAGATCCTACAGAAACAATAGTTGCTTCTACGTATCTTATATCTTCTCTTTGGTTTTCCGCAAGAAGCAAACCACCTTTAGTTTTGGTGGTTCCTTCTTTTGTTTTTTGTATGATTAAATTTTTACCTATTGCCTTCATCTATTCTTAAATTATTGATTACACAATCGGTTGATAATATAGTTGTAGCTACTGACGCTGCGTTTTGCAATGCACTTTTAGTAACAAGCAATGGATCTATAATACCTGATTTAATCATGTTTACCATATTTCCTGTAACAACATTTAAACCTTTACCTTTAATAATAGGTAGATCATAGTCTACAATGCCAGCATTTTCTAATATTGTCTTAAACGGCGCTTTAATTGCTTCTAGCAATACTTGTTCACCTACTGACTTAGATTTTATATGCTTAGCAGCATTTAGTAGAGCTATACCACCTCCTGATACTATACCTTCTTTAACAGCAGCTTTAGTAGCACATATTGCGTCTTCAACTCTGTCTGTTTTTTCTTTTAATTCAATATCAGAATTAGCACCTACTTTTACAATAGCTATTCTAGCTGCAAGCATTGCTAATCTTTTTTCTAACTTAATAACTTCGTAAGAAGGATTATCTTTTGATAACTGTTCTTTAATATCTTCAATTATATTTAAAACTTTATCTGAAGTTTCTTTTATCTGAATAACAGTCTCATTATGCGTTGTAACACTCTTTAAACACGATCCTAGATGCTCTATTTGTATTAAATCTAAATCATCACCTAAATCTTCATTTATAATTGTAGCGCCTGTTAGAAGTGATAAATCATCTAGTATTTGTTTTTTGTTTACACCGTATGTTGGTGCGTTTACAACGTTAACTTTTATGTTACCTTTGTTTTTATTCATAGCTAAAGCAGATAAAACACCTTGTTCTAAATCGCCGATAATCAGCAAAGGTTTATTGTTTTTTATTACGTACTCTAGCACTGACTGTATTTGTCTAATCGTATCAACTGGTGATTCAATTAACAGTACTAATGGGTTTTCAAGTTCAGCAGTTTTGTTTTGCTTGTTTGTTATAAAGTGAGAATTAGTAATTCCTTTTTCATATTGAACACCATCAACTATTTCAAACTCTGTTTTACCTGATGCAGATGTTTCTAACATTACAACACCAGTGTTATCTACAGCTTTAAACGCTTCAGATATAATACTACCTAGTTCTTCATCATTGTTAGTTGATATAGTTGCTATTTGAGTTATCATATCGCCTTTAGCTTCTATAGCTACAGACTCTAGATACTTAACTACTTTTTTAACAGCAGACTTTATACCATCTTTTAATTCTCTTGAATTTGTTTTATCAGAAACTTTATAAGCTTCTTGTAATATTGCATGAGCAAGTACTGTTGCAGTTGTTGTACCGTCACCGGCTTCGCTTACTGTTTTTCTTGCTGCTTCTTTTAATAATGTTGCTCCCATGTTTTCCACAGGATCTAGAAGTACAATTGAATCCGCAACTGTAACTCCATCTTTTGTTATAACTGGTCTTCCGCTAGCATCTTCTAGCATCACACACTTACCGCTAGCTCCAAGTGTGGAGCTAACAGCAGTTGTGAGTTTTGTTATACCTTTAAATACTTGTTCCCTAGCTTCGTTACCAAAGTTAAGGTTCTTGACTATTGAGTCTGACATAATTTAATTAGATTAGATTTGATTTATTTTATTTAAAAGTTTTAACGACTTTTGGTCCATTAGCAAACTCTAGTTTTTTTACATAGTGAGCAACTGACGAATCAATCGCTTGTTCTGCTCCTTCTAAAGTTTCACGTCTGGTTACGTCGTGCCAAGTATCTTTTTCTTTTTGATCTTGGTGTTCGGTTTGATAGAAACCGTTTGGTAATTGCACAATACGCCAATTTGACTTATCAGCAACATGCTTCCAAAGGTCTATGGTTTCTTGTGTAATTTGTGGTTGACTACTCCACGAACTAGTCTGGTAATAAAATGTCATTTGGTTTTGGTTTTTAGTTAGACATTGGTTATTGCTCTTTCCCGAGCCGGTATATGTGTATTATCACTTGTTTTAAGTGAAATTTACCTATTCTTCTTCTTCCTCTTCTGCTGGTGGTGCTGGGTTTTGCCATGTAAAATATAAGTCTTCGTTTACCGGTGCTATTTGCTTTGCTATACTTGCTTCTATTACTGCTTGCATTGCTGGCACATCTAATGATCCTTCTAACCATCCAATAACTACAGCTTCAAAAGCTTCTGTATCTTCGTAAGGTACAAAAGGATCTCCTGCTGTATAAGTGTAATCTTGTGTACCCATATAGTTTTCTGAATAAGTAATTCCTCCAGATTCTTCAGTACCTAAATATATATAATGTACTCGAAAGATTACATTATCTTGACCGTCAGATTCAATGTGTGCTTGCATTTGTGGAACATTCCACGTGTAATTAATTGCCATTTTGTTTTTTGTTTAGTTATTAGTTTTCTAATTCAGTTATTCTTATTTTTAAATCTTCTATTATTTCTTGTTGCTCTTTTATTGCGTTTATTAGCACAGCTGTTAACTCTGCATAAGCCACAGACTTAAGCCCTGTGTCAGAAGCTTCTAATATAAGCTCTGGTAAAACAGCTTCAACCTCTTGTGCTATAACACCTACTTTAGTAACCTCTGTGTTAAAATCAGTTCTGTTATAGTAAACACCTCGCATTGCTTGTACTTTACTAATACAATTATCTATTTCAACTACGTTTTCCTTAACTCTACTGTCCGAGTTTTGTGTTAACGTACCATTGATAGTCATGTTAGCAGTTGAAGGATAAAAATAATACCTAGTTGAACTTCCTTGTCTCCAGTTAATTTGACCGCAATTCATGTCAAAATAGGTCTGGCTATTATTAGTGTGAAATCTAAAATGATTAGCGGTTGCAAAATTTCCTAAATAAAAATCACCAACCCCAGTAGAAGTTCTTACTACTTCGGTTCCATTTATTAAAGTATGACCACCAACATCCAATTTATAAGTACCTGCTGGTGATGTAGTGTCTGATTCTCCATATGCCAATCTCATACCACCTGCTACAGTTAACAAACCTTTTGTAGTTAATGCCATTGCTCCTTGGGCGTTTGTATGGGCACTGTCTCCCCACCAAAAACCTCGACTACTAGTGTCGCTCATTTGAGATGTAATAGCGTAATCATTGGCAAGGCCTCCAAACGTATAGCCACTTTGCATACCAAAACCATACGTACTACCAGACCAAACACTTAGTTTTGCTCTAGATTGTACGCTTGTCATTTCAATATCAGCTGATATGACTTTAGTTGTAAAAGTTTTAGTACCTGAAATGCTTTGAGTACCTGAGGTTCTTATAAATGGTAAATCAGCTAAAGTAAAAGCTCTTGTTTCACCACTTGATGATGAATCTAGGCCAATTAATACTAAATCATCAACATCTGGAGCTCCTGAACCACCTGGTGAATCAGCTATCAAACCAGCTGTTCCATAGTCTACTGCTAAACTAACTGAACCACTTGTACCACCACCAGATAAACCACTTCCTGCAGTAACACCAGTTATATCTCCTTGTGGTGCTAGGGCAAGGATAGTTGCTATTGTAGCTTTTTTAGTTGCACCACCACTTGGCGCTAACGCTAAGAAATCAGAAGTTTGTACTCCTGTGTCTACAGCTAAGTTGTCAATTTCTAAAATAACACTAATTGTTCCGCCTGATCCAGAGTTGTTAGCTACAGTTCTTATACCTTGCTGAGTGCCACCATCAAATATTAATGTACCACCGCTAGTAACAGTAGCGCTTCCAGTATCACCATCAGCATTCCAACCACTGTAATTAGAGAAAGGAAGAGTACTTAAAGCTGTTTCAAACACATTACCAGAAGAATTTGCAATAAGCACAAAATCTGCTGTGCTAATTGATCCTGAAGCGGTTGGTGCTGCTTTTATAATACTATCAGTACCTAAATAATCAACACTAACAGTAGGTGTACCTGATGTACCTCCACCTGATAAACCTGCTCCAGCAGTTACACCAGTTATATCTCCATTTCCAGTAGCTCCTGTTGTTACTGCAGTTATTCTACCGTAAGCGTCTACAGTTATATTGTCTATTTTAGTACTGTTAGATGTAGAACCATACGTTCCAGCTCCTACACCACCAGTTGCCATATTAATAGTAATTGTTTCATTACTACTTTGGTTAGTTGTAAAATCACCACCAGTTGTTAAGTTTGTACCTGCATTTATAGTTATAGTTGCATTGTTTACTGTAGGTATAGTATTGCTTGAAGCAGAAGTTATGTGCCCAGTTGCATTTACTGCAATTGTTGCCGCTGTATAAGTTGCTGCGGTAACTCCGGAGTTTGCATGAGCAATAGTTACAGAACCGCTTGATCCGCCGCCCGTTATTGGTGAGGTTGTACTTACATTTGTAATATCACCCTGAGGTACACCCGCGACAGCATTATCAACGTAAGTTTTGTTTGCTGCATCCGTACCTGATGATACTGTATCTACACCTTGAATACGT